TCTTGCGCTAATTCAGTAGTGTATTCAGCTTTAAGAGCACGAGACTTTGCAGTCACAGTAGTCTTATCGATTGAAAACGCCATTTGAGGGATAGCAGGTGAACCACTAGTTCCTTGAGCTTCAGCAGTTGCCGTAGCGTTACCAGAACCAGGCTGATACTCATGAACAGTATCGTCGTCTTGGTCTGCACCAGAACCAGCACCATCGTCACCAGCAAAAGGGTCGTTGTTGTCTGCATCAGCAGTACCAGTGTCGCCAGAAGCAGCACCAGAGAAACCAGTATCAGCTTCGCCGAATAATGCTTCAGTTCCACCTTGAGTTGTATAACGTGATTTCATTGCAAAGATTAGACCAGTTGGTCCAGTCATTGGCTGTACGCCAACTAGATCAAATGCTAACATAGCTGGAGTAGCACGTCTCACTAAAGAGATAAGTACTGGATCCCAGTTATCTACGCCTGAACCGGTAGCGTTATTGGCGGCCGCTTCATTTAAGTTGCGCTCCTCCATAAAGGCTTTTTCTTGATTCTCAAGAACTACAGCAGTAACCGAACGTCTATGTGCGTCCATTATCTTTGTAGAGTCTTTAGATTCTAGAACAGGAGCCCATTTTTCCTGTAATTGAACTTGATTAATAGCTTCCATTTATATTTCTCCTATGGATTATTTAGTACGCTCGATTGCGCTTAGATATCTCTGCATGTTATCAGTTATATCTGTTTCTTGAGTGTGTAACTTATCCTCAGTAATAGCGTCCACTTCTGGAGTTGCTTCTACCGCGGTATCTTTATTAAGGTAAGATTCCTTAATTGTTGCTACTTTAGCTGCATAAGATTCGTTATCGTCGGCTTCAATACCTTCAATTAACTCTTTTACTTTTGCTTCTTCAGTTGCTGCTAAGCCTTTAACTGCTTCAGTAACGATATCTTTACGTTCGAAAGATTTAACTTTCTCAGCAAGATCCATTGCATTAGCTGTTGCGTCATTTAACTGAGTCTTCGCATCTTTTGCTTCTTCAGATAGAGCATCTAAGATGTCTCCTTTATCCGAAGGCACATTGATGTGATGTTCAGCAAATAACTGACCTAGAGAATCAATAAATGATTCTGTGATTTCAGATTTCAAAGAATGCTCAATCGCAACTTCGTTATCCTTCATCCAGTTTTCGACTACATATGTTAAGTAACCGTCAACCTTATCAACCAAATCTTCTTTAATAGCTTCAACTTCACCAGCTAGATCAGAAGCATAACGCTCTTCTAATTTTGCTGTCTCAGCGATGATTTTAGAACTTAAGGCAGCTTCGAAAATAGTTTCAGCTTTCGCTTTGAAACCTTCAGATAATGTATCTTCGTCTTTAACTAACGCTTCAACATCTTCTTTAAATTTCTTTTCAACTACGTCACCAGTAGTACCGTCATCAGCTTTGACTTTTTTCTTCTTAGCTTTTGACTTACCATCTAGATCTTTTTCGCCGTCTATTTGCTCAGCTTTACCTGACTTCTTAGACTCTTTCTTAGCTTTACTTCCTTCCATTTCACCTTCGTCTTCATCACCTTCATCGTCCTCTTCTTCTTCATCGTCTTCCACTTTAGCTTTCGCTTCTGCTTTTTTCGCTGCTTCGAAGATCGCGTCAAGGCCATCTTTAGACATTCCTGCCATAGATGCTTGTATTGCTGATACTGTACGAGCTTCCGTAAGAGGTGCTTCAACTTGCGTATCTGCTTCTACTTGCGTATCCTCCACGATAACCTCTGCTACATCATCAACAATCTCGTCTTTAATTTCTTCAGACATTGTGTTCTCCTATAGAGATTATAGTTTAGAGAGGAAATGCTCAAAACCTGCTGATTGTTGCTCTTCCGAGAAACCAGCTTTAGATTCTTTCACTTCTGTCTCACCTTCATCAATTACCTTAACAAAGTGACCCGGTCTATCCATTTCATAGGATACTCCTTCCATAATGCCATTTACATATGCATTAGGGGCAGAGGGATCTTGAACGATATCAACTGTGTTCAGCATAAAATCATCTGCTACATAGTTAACTCCATTCTTCATTGATAGGCTTCCCATACCACGACTAGACACTCCCAGTTGGACGCCACCTTCGACAAGACCTTTTACAATCTGTCCCATAGGCGTATCCAAAATTAGTGCTTTTCCCATCACATTATTACCATCCCATTTAAGTTCGGTAATTCTGTGAGAAACTTTATCCAAATTAATGGAAGGGCCATCAGGGTGATTCAATTCACCTACTGCTCGACCTGTAATAACTTGCTCATTGACAAATTTGTCAACGGCTTTTGTAAGAACTTCACGTGTATATATACGTCCATTCTTATTCTTGTTCTCAGCTTGCATAAACACACCTTCTAAAAAGGTTTGCTTTGTACCATTCTTAGCTTCCGATATGGAATAGCTAAGTTGGTTCTGAGTATATTCTGTGATTAGCTTCATTTAAGCTCCCATTAATTTGATGAATTCTTTGACTGACTTTTCAGCATCAGCCAGACTATCATAATTATCAACCTTGAGACCATCTATATACAGATTAAACTTCTTAGCTCCAGCTTTCTGTTGTGTTATAACTGCCTCAATATTTTTCTTCTTACCAAGCTTCTTCATTTGGTTGACTACCTTCTCACCACCACCGAGCTTCAATTTTGCTTCTATTACTTCATTAAATGATTCCTTAAACGTCAGCATCTGCTTCTTGTTCTCCTGTTACTTCGACTTCCGTCTCCGCAGCAGGTTCTTCATCCGCAGGAGCGTCATCAGATGCTCCATACATTTTAGAAGCAACTTCTTGTTTATGATTATCCAATGCGTCAATTATTTTATCATGCATAATACTATTAAAAGTATTGTTGCTAGTTTGCGCATCGCCCGTCTTTATGTTGTCAATTAGTTCATATGTTGTCATAATCTCTCTGTATAGTATTTATAAAAATGTTTATTTCCAGTAAACTTTTTGTAATACGACCTGTAATTAGATCGTACCACGTGCCAAATCAGGGTTAAAGTCATCCGGAGTAACAGGATCATCAACGTTCTGCTTAGCAATATCTTTAATCTCATCATCAGTTAACTTAAGAATATTTCGACGTACCCATTCCTTAGACCAGAACGTACCAATATATTCGTCCATCATCTGAACTGTTTCGATTCTTTCTTTTAGGATCTCTGCATCTTTTAATTCTGAATAATAGTTATCCCGTGAATACTCAACAGCAATCTCTTCTCGGATGTTTACCCAGTCACTTGGTACAATAATCTTTTTAAGGATCAATTGTCTTTTAAGTGCTTCATAGAATAGTGTTGAGAACTTATTACGGCAACGATCTATAAACTTTTGGAATTTAAGTTCATCACGTGTAATTTCTGACGAGCGTCCAACAGAGAATGCATCAGCTTCTGTTAGTCTGCTCATAGGAACATTTAATGCCCTATATAATTTTTGTTGGAAGTATTGAATATCTTCAATCTCACCAAGGTTTTGTCCACCCGGTAGAGTATCGATTTCAGTACCACGGCCACCCTCTCTTCGAGGTAACCAAAAGTCTTCCATAATATTACGATGAATCTTCTCATCTTTAAGATTACCAGTAGTAGGATCGTATACGACCTTATTACGATACTTGTTCATTGTATTATTTAAATATTCTTCAGCTTTCTGCTTAGGTAAGTTACCAACATCGATATAAAATATACGACGTTCAGGAGCTCTTGCTATACGATAGATGACTAATGAATCTTCCATCATACTTAATTGGTTAATAGGTTTAAGGGCTTTATTTAAGTAGCCAATAACCTTATTGCGTTCTTCATTTAATAGACCTGAGTTAACTTGAATGATAGCATCAGGATTAATACGTAATCCCTCACCAGATTGTGTCATTTGATCATCTTGATATAGGTAGTACTCTCCTATTTCTTTAGTAAGCTCTGCTCCAGTCTTAGGATCTTTAACCTTCTCAGTCTCTTTAACCTTGCGAATCTTTGTAGGATCTACTTGTCTTAGCTCTAATATTCCTGCATCTGCTTTAGAATCATTAATAATAACATGATAAAATAAACGTCCATCTACATACCAACGTCTAAATGTATCGTATGCTGTATTAGAGAAGTTAGTTAGACTTAGAATTCTATCGAATTCATCTTGAATAAGTTGTTTAACTTGATCAGATTGTTCTAGCATATCAAGATTTAACTTAGCGATAACACCATTCTCATCAGTGATTGCCTCATTACATATATCTTCAATAGCCATATCTACTTCTGGATATGAAGCCACTGCACGGTATTTCATAATTAGATCTTTATCATTCTTGTACTTATCACCATGTACATCCATGTACTGACCAAAGTATCCACCTGTCGGAGAAATCTCGTATGCACCATCCTCGTTATCTACTGCGAACGATACTGCTTTACCCTTAGTAGGGTCATCTATTGCTTTACGTTTGAACTGCCAACCGAATAGCGACTTGCTATTATCTTTAGGGGTGTTGTTCACTTCTTTAATCTCTTCTGCCATAAAATTTGTTATTCCTTTTATACTCTTTTCTAAATATTATTTATAACACTTAGAAAAGAGTACCCGAAGGTACTCCTTAATGTTTATATCGATGATTTACGTTGTCTTATCAGACTCCCAATACTGAACTTGTAGTTCAACTTCGAACTCTTCAATAGTATCACCCGTTTCATAACTTAGTTCAATCGCACCTAAGTTAGTAGGGAAAGTACCACGAATGTTATAAGTCTTCTTAGTAGTTCCATTCTTGTCCAGTTGCTCAACGATCATATCCGCCATGTAAGAACTAGGCTGTGTTAAACCTGTGTTCTCTTCATGTTGGTTAATACCGTTCATCCACTGTTCAAAAGAGTTACGTACATTGAAGTCCGTATCGTTAATAATAGTAACCGACCATGGATCAAACGTTCTGTCACCCGCAATCTTTAATTGACGACCGCGAAATGGAACTTCGATCGGTGCAATTATGCTTGCTGGCATACTTGAAGCTTTACACATGTAAGATGCCAACTCAACATTCGCTGTAACATAACTTGGAAAAGCCATTGTTACTTTGAATAGATTAGGTCTAGCACCGCCGCCAACTAGTTTGGCTTTCATATCATCTACGCCTAAAATTGCCATCTTTAATTACCTCCTGCTATTTCATTAAACTCAACGCCAGTTCTTGTAGCGATAAAGTTTAAGGTGATATAGTTAACAGATCTTGCAGGCTTGACATAGATGTCAGCAACAAACTTATTAGTATCAATGATTGCACCAGTATTATTAGTGCCGTCACATACAACTTTAAAGTCTGTAATACCTCTACGACCTTTAACGTCTCTTAAGAAAGGCTCAACCATATTTCTAAATTGTGCCCTTGTAAACTCATCATTAAATTCGAATAATGACGCTTTCGATGCTGTGCTAACTGCCTTCTCAAGAACAATGAATAGTCTCCTAACATTAACTCTATCGAATGCACTTGGCTTGCTTTGTAAAGTTTTATCACCAAACAACACTGTACCTTGACCAGGGAAAGTCACTATAGGGTTTACACCCGTTTTATATAGTGCATCTCTTTGAGCCTGATTAGGGTTCCATGCTAGTTTAGTAACATTGCGAACGTTACCACGTGTAAATCCGGCTGGTGAGAACCATGCATCTGCAACTAAATCTGCATTACATGTTAATCCCGCTGTACTTCCTGCCGCTGCAATCCAACGATATACATCATTGTATTTGTCATACACATATAGAGAACTTGAATCTGCAAACGCATAAGACGTTGAAGTTAAAGCTGTTCTCCATGCTGCTACCGAAGTAGCTGGTGCCGCTGCGTTTACTGTTGCCGCTCTTTCAGGAGAGACAAATGCTACCGCATCTTTTCTTGCTGCCGCTTGGGCAGTTATATAATTACCTAATGTTCTTGTATCCGCTGCACTCAATCCTGAGTTTGCTTGGAATATTAGGTTAACGTCCATTGTTTCTGCATCAGCAAAATAACCGTATCCTAAAGTTGTTTCACCAACTGTAAGAGCGTTATCATCAATACCACCTGTTAAGGCAACAAAGAATGAAGCTGTTGTTGTATATGCAACACCTTGTGCTGCATCACCAGAATCTGTTAAAGCTGCTGGTGCATTACCGATGAAGATCCAATTTGAACCTGCGTTGATTACATCTTTATAGTATAAAGAAGAACCATCAGATCCTTTAACATCACTTCCTTGTGATAGATATGACCAAATTTCCATTACAGAACCAACAGTTCCAGTAATTGTTCCATTTACGTCATAAACAAACAAGTGAATTTCATCATTAGAACCGCCAACTGCAGCCGCTCCCGCTGATGTACCAGGTGCACTTTCTACAAGCGCTGCCTGCCATGCTGTCATAGTTTGTGTGGCCGTAATGACCGAAACTCCAACCGCATTACCTGTAGTACCAGGATAACGGGCTTGTGCCCAGTCTCCTGCTGCAGGTGATTGGCTACTGAAAACAGTAGCATTTTGTGTTAATATACCAGTACCCGACGCTGCCGCGTTTCGTGCTGATGTACCCGTAGCTCTGACAACTTTTAGATTGTTGCCATAGCTCAGAAATTGTGCTGCAGATAGAACACTTTCAAACGTGCCCGCATCTGGCTTGCCAAATTTCTCAACCAATTCTGTTTCCGATGTTACAGTACAAACCTCATTAGCAGGACCCCAGGCGAACGCACCGGCCATAGCTCCTATTGTTGATGATACTGCCGGAACGACATTGGTCAAATCGATTTCTTTTACCTGTACTCCAGGCGAAACTAGATTAGCCATCTAAACTCCTTCATGTTAATTATAAGATTTATCATAATAAGATGTTTTCTCAATATACTTATTTATACTTATTTAAATCTATAGGTTTCCCACCCTTCTCCAAACGGATGATGGTTACTTTCTTCTTGTGGAAACGATCCTACAGGTATTACTTCGTCTTCCAATTGTTTAACTTTCTCTTTGTATAACATAGTTTTCATGTCAACATCTGTTGATTCTGCAAAGAATACTGTAGATGTAAACCATCCAAACAGTACTAAATTCATCATAAGATCATCATGCGAGTTATGATCTGCCTGATATGATGATCCTTTTGCCACAAATGTAGACATTTCTCGAATTGTTTCTTCGTCTTTTATATGCAATTTGTGCTGTTGCATGATGTCTCTTATGTTAGAACAGCCAATACGTTTAGTTTTAGCTGTCATTGTGACACCAATTGCATCCGCTTTAATCATAGACTCTACAAATACGTTCTCATATTCTAAATCATAGTATAAACCATTACATACTACTTGTCCTGCATCATTAGATTCAACCACAACATAGGCTTCATTATAATGTGTAGCATATTTATATAGTAGATCAGGAAATAATAGTGGACTAATCATGTTATCTCGGTATGTGCATACCTGTACGAATGGATTTGTACTAACATCTATAACAGTAAATGTAGAATAGTCTTGACCTCTTCCTCTAGATACATCCACAAACATCTGATAGGTATGACCTTCAATTGGTTGGTCAAAGATCTTTACATTATTCATATACTCTGTGGGATTTGTAGCTCTTAAAGCTAATAATATATCAGCAGTGATTAATGTATTACCTGTACCATGGAATGAGTTGCCAAATTCCTGATCAAACTGAAGTTCAGATGTATTCTCAACGGTCATTTGTTTCCATTTCTCATCTCTTTCAGGTACATCCCACCAGTCTACACGAATGGATTTGAATTCATTTGTTCCTTGTAATGCACCTTCATATAGTTTATGAAACATATTACCGATACCATTTGCGGTAGATGTAATAATGATCTTAGATGTTTTACCAGATGATATAACCGGATAGGTTGATGTATAAAATTCAGTGGCATTCTCTACGAATGCAAACTCATCAAGGTATACTAAGTTAAGTGACATACCACGAATTGAGCTTGAAGATGTGGCAGCAGCAATGATTCTACTATTGTTTGAGAATCCAATAGATCCTTTGTTTAATATTGTACACCCTGGTTGTAAAAAGAATGGTAGGTTCTCTAGCATCAATGTAATACGTGCTAACATCTCTCTTGCAATTGCATTCTTATTTGCTAACACACCTACAACCTGTTCACCCTTGAAGATAGCATACCACAATAGATAGGCTACAACAGCAATGGATTTACCACTCTGACGACATGCCAGAACGATATTAAATCGATTGTCAGTAAATGAATCAAACATTTTCTCTTGATACGGGTATAGGTTAAAGGGTATTAAACCTTTATCGAGGTGGATTACTTTGCAATACTTTTTAGCAAAGTATTTAGGATCAACTAAACACTTCTTGTATTCCAGCAATTCCGCTTTGGTCCATGGATGTTCTACATCGGCACCACGAACATTCGGATTGCCTAGATAGTTTGTCTCTCTCATGCTTTAAATAAATCTGGCTCCTGTTCAATTACTTCCTCATCACGTAGCATCTTTTGTAGCTCAGCTGTGCTACCTATAAAAACGTTGTTGTTAGTTGGTGATCCAAGTGTTGGAGTGCCATCGTCATCCTGTTCTTTCTTACTCTTGTGGAGTTTAAGGATCTTCTCACCTATCTCAGCATTGTTTTTGATTAACTGACCAAGCACCTCAAAGGCTCTTGGATGTTCTGACTCTCTAGCAAGTTCAAGCATAAGCTCAATTGCTTCATCTCCCTGGTCAGCTAAATCATAAAATTGTTTCCTGACTCTCTGGTAGTCAGACTCAACTTTAGTGCTCGTGCCAGTCGATGTGTGCTTCTGGATTTTCGTCTCCGTGTTCATGGTCATCGTCGTGCTCTTGTGGGTTTTCATAATATGTATTCCATAATTCACCTACTCCAGCGTTAGCTCGACTTTCGTCTTTGTTACCGCCAAGGTAAGGTATAGCAAGTTGTTCGTCTATTAGTACTTGGTTAGCATCTTTACCGTTAACCATAATCGTACCTAATACTCTTCCGAACTTACCTTTCTTCATTTCTTCTGTGTGCAAAGTAAATTCGCCATCAGTTTCTGCCATAAGCTCTATCAGTCTATGCTTAGAAGCCATACCCCAAGATTTCTCTTGTAGGTTTCTTGTTCTACTCTCAGGTGTATCTATACCCATTAAACGGATGCGATCTCTCATGATCATGTTAAATCCTAAATGGATATCTGCGTCGATAGTATCACCATCAACTACTCTTACTAATTGTGCTTTAAATTCATGCGCCATTGTATTCTCCTCAGTTATACGTCAGTGTCAAAAAAGTTAATCGTCTCAGTGTATGGTAGTGTAAATCCACCCGCCCCATCTGGCGTAGTAGTACCAACCACTTTTTGTTGCTCAAATTTATGAGTTGTCGGATCAACATTCTCTGAATAATCAACTTCTGTTTGGAGAATTTGTTTGCTCTTACCGGTTCCTCTATAATAACGAATACGAGTAGAGAACTGTAATGTATATACTATTGCTCTTCTCGTTACTAAATCACCCTCATAATCATCATTTAAAGTAACACTCTCTAAAACTATAGGAGTGTCGGTTGTGATATCCATAGTTGGGATATCTTTCACGGTTACTGTATATTCCGGTTGAAACATTGGCAGTATCTGTTCTAGTATTTGCAAGCCTTCATCTTGTGTTGCTGCAAGTATATTTAATTCAAATCCAGCTTTGTATACAGCTGGTGCACCTAATTTATTTAATTGAAGTGTATCACCTACTATAACCTTTGTGTAACTCTTATGTTTAGATACACGTGCATTCGCATCGTATTCCATAGATGATATTTCAAATGACATACGTGGCAACTTAATTGCCATCTTAGGATCACTTGTTTGTTCGTTTAAACGTGCAAGTACTTTAGATCTTGGTGCATAAGCTAAAGGAACTTTAATCTTTGCTAATACTTTACCAGCACTATTTGTTTTGTGTACTTCTAAGTCATTGAACATGGATCCAAATATGGATACCATCCTACGAGTTGATTGATTATACCAATGATTATCAAACATTATGGATCTCCAAACGGGTTAGCTTCACTGAAGTCTATGAATGAATCACCTTCAAATTCGAAATCATCATTATCAGCATATTCATCTCTGTTGTATTCAGTCTTCGTTGTACCTGTTAAGTCAAGAGTAATCTTCCTTGATGCACCTGATGCTTGACCAACAAGAAGTCGTGTTGCATGTACAGCATTCTGCATAAATGTACCATCACCATTTATACTTTGATGTGGTGATACAAGTGTTACTGTATAATTTTCTGTATCAACAACTTCAAATCCAGCAACTTTAGATATAATATTAATGTTAGCACCATTATCATCAGTACTTCCAGTCCATTGATGTACGTACTCACCGATCACGAAGGCGTTTGTATTGGCTGATGCATTGGTTGTATATGAATAAGCATTAGCGTATAGTAATTCTATGTTATCTATTTCAGGCACACCAGTATCAAAGTTCTGATCATTGTATTCAAACAATTCAGCAGTCAATTGATAGCTTGGTAAATCTTGTAATTGATAGAATGGTGATTTAGGCTCTACATATTTAATCTCAAATATTCTATCTGTCATCGGCATGTATATAAGATCACCTTCACCAGGCTGAGTCAATACTTGATTACCTAATCCTTCAGCAAGGTTCATACCTACAACATGATCCCAACGTTTCTTAGGTATTATAAATGTACCTTGATCACGAATCTCTAAACCGAATTTACCTAATAGATTACCATCGCCTTCGAATCCTTCGACGTTCTCTATAAAGCATTCTATTGGATAGGCATGACGATATTGATTGAGTGTTTCATTTAGAATAGCATCTTCGTATATCTGCTCTCGCGGCATGTATATAATGTCTTGACCAAACATTTTAATGCTTTCAAGTACTAAGTCTTCGTATAGGTTCTGCTCAGACCGAACAGCACCATTAAAATATACACTAGTCGCCATTTATTATCCCATTATAAAGTTGTCTGGAGTCATCCAAGTCAGCGCAACTTCTTCTTCTAATCGTTGTAATTCCTCAATGGCATCATCAAACATTTGACGACCATTCATTGTTATACCACCTGGCAATTGGAAGCCTTCGAACTTCATCATGTTCGCTCCCCATTGACGTTTAATTAATGCAGTAAGATACTTCTTTAAAAATAAATCATTATATATTTGAGCATAAGCAGATGGATCTACAATCTGATAACACTCGATAACAATAAATGAACCAGCAGTAAGATCACCAAAGCCTTCGTCCATATGAAGTCTATCCATATGTCTACTATATCTTATGTGTTCTTCTGTATTTAATTGACTTTCAATTAAAGATAAATGCTGTAACTTCTGCTCATAGTTTTGGATTTGACTTGTCATTCCACCTACCATGAATACGTCATTCAAACGCATATGATATCCAACATCAAACAAAGCGTTACCAGCAGTAGAATTAATCTTAAGCATTCTTACTACAGATGTAATATGATCACTTACCGTGATATAATTATTCGTTATATCAGTAGCTGTAAGCTCATGCTTTAAATATGTACGTAGAATAGCATCGTCGTGCCATGTCTGGTAAAACTGTATCGCATCATCTGTGCGATCTTCTATCTGATCATCGTCCACATTGATCTCTATCACTGGAGATCCTAATGATCTTAAGCAATATTCTTGTAATGTAGCTCTAGTTGTTGGTGCCGCCATAATCTTTCCTTATCTATATACAGTTATTTATATAATTACGGCACTCCGTTTGC